GTCTGCATCAATATCTGCAGGAGTCTTGTATACCTTTGGGTTCTTATTGAAGATACCTTTCTTTGCAACAAAGAACTTACCGTCCGATGGGTCAAGACCTGCAAAGATAGCAGGAGCTCCGTCCCACTTAACAGTAGAGTTTACGGCAGACTTTGAATTACCAGCCAACATATCTCTCATGCTACGAAGCATATTGATTGCTTGACGAGCTCCGTCAACACCACCGTTGAGAACAGCATCCTCAAGGTGTTCCATATGAGTATTCTTCTGCTCAGTTATCAGTGTGCTAAATCGTTTCATTTCTCTACACCAAAGAGCTTTTTTACATCTTCTTCATTGTCTAGCGAATAATTACTCTTACCCCTTGTTAACAGGCGACCGATAACACGAAGACCTGCTGAACGTGCTGGTGTTGGTGGATCTGTTGGGAATGACAGTTTACCTCCACCGAAACCTAGTCTCATCTCAATTTGAATATCTGCCTTCAGTTCTGGTACTGGTAGCTTCAAAGGATTCTTACCCATATAAAATAGACCTGATCCACCAATCTGGATGTAATAGACACCCTTTTTATTGTAGTGCTTAACAATAAACCCAACGCCAGTCTTAACGTTTTTATTGATAGCTGCTAGGAGTCCACGCTTCTTTAGTTCGTCACGCCCGTCCTTAGATACTTTAATAGGAACGCCAGAGATGTTCTTGTGATATTGAACAGGCTCCAACTTTCTCGCTGCTTTAATATAATTATCAAGCGCAGGAGCCTTTTCCTTACAAGCTGCAAGAAGCAAGTCGAGATCTTCTGGGTCCATATCTTTTACAGGTGTGAATTGTTTTGTGGTAAAGTCATACTGGAATGATCCTCCGCCCATTTGATCCTTTGCAGATGCTTTAATTTCAATATTAAACGGTTTACCCTTATAAGAAGCTTCTAAATCTCCAGCTCCTTGGTTTGAAAAACCTGCGGTCGTCGGCTTATCCCCAGCATTTAGGTCGGGAATCTTTGCAGCGATAACTGCATTAAACACCTTCAGTTCATAATCAAGTCCACCTTGACCGACTGATTCATTCATATATTCTCTAAAACCTAGCATTAATCATTTCCCTAATTGATTCTTCACTATTTATAAAAACAAAAAGGGAGCCGAAGCTCCCAAGTTTATTTTGCCATTTGTGCAATTTCTATTGCCTCACGGGTTCCCCTTCGGATAGGGACAGCGTTTGACTTGTGCATAGTTGCGACTCCGATGATTTCTGTTCCTGTGTATCGGAGTCCTCCATTTGGTCGAGTAGTTGATCCAGTTGGGATTTTGTCCGACGTCCTGACTGTCTTCGGGTTGCGCTCATACGACTCCTTTTGCATCCTATGCACATATTTTTCTCCTTTTGCCGTTTTCTTTTTATCTGATATACCAAGACTATTTAGAAATTTCTGATGTTCCTCTTCGGCTTGTTTCCAACCAGCTTTTTTATTTACTGTGCGCTTCTTTGTATTCAGAGAGGTCATACCCCGTACCAGCTGCATTGTCATAATCTAGTATCTCACTCCAATAATCATCAATTAGTAATTGTGGGCTCACTTTATGGATAAGTTTAGGGAAGCGAGTCATTACTCTTTCCCAAATATCCGCTTCAAACTCTGTCATCAAATCGAAAATCCCCATTTTTCCATCATACTATCAAATTCATCATAAAGCTCTCTTTCTTCTTTGTCAAGCTTTATTTGCCGAATTTGCTTTTTTTCTTTTCGCTGGCTTCTTGCTGATTTTGACCGCATCAGTCTTCGCTGATGTCTTTCTTTTTCTGGGTTTAGGTACGTTTCCAGATCCAGCTCGTTCTCGATATTCTGCTCCGACATATTCGCTCTCCTTAATTTTAGTGATTTTATATGCACTATACTTGGTGCCATCAGATAAAGATAAATCTTGACAATACCAAATTTCACAATCAGCAACTTCTTTTGATCCGAAGTCTCTGATAAATTCACGATCACCTACTTCATAGTGTACTCTATAATACATTCAATATCATTCCCAAGAAACACCTTTTGGCACATAGGTAGAAATTTTAGCACGAATTTCACGTGAGATGTTTGCCATGCTTTGGACAGGCTTACCAGACTTCTTCACATAAAAATAGTTTGAGTCTTTGATATAGTCACCCCCCTTGGATGACTTCTTCAAGTCAGAGTCAACGCCAACCTTGTTGAAGGCAAATACAATGTCTCCGTCCATATATTTCGAAATACCACTACCCATGTTTATGATGTCACCCATAGTCTGAGCAGCACCACGGTGGGTGTTGATTAAGATTTCTACAGGAACCATACGATCACGCATAGTGTTTTGTTTTTTTGCAACTTCAATATCATTCACGACCCACACGATGTGGATAAGTTTTGGATCATAACCGAGATTCTTTACTTGATTAGTAATGTTTTGTAACTTACGCAAGTCTTTTAGTGTCACATCAAAGATAATGTTAGGCTTACGAGATTTGGGAGCTGTAAGAACAGAAGTGTAAAATGCTTTCATGCGCTTGTCATCGAGGTTAAGATAATCCCCGATAATCTCATGCATTTTTGATACGTTGTCTGGGTTGCGCATGTCAGCAGAAAGCTTTGTCATGTCAACGCCAGTTTCATCTTTTACTTTTTTGATCAACGCAGGAGTGCGGGCACTGAGAGTTTTTAATGCGTCTACATCAAACGTAAATCCCTCAGCACCCACAAGCTTATCTTTCACGAAGCCCTTGCCAGAACCTGCACCACCTGCCATAATAATAACATTCCCAAACTTAGGATACGCTCTACCTGCAAATGTGATGAGTTTTTCTGTTAGGTTCCCATATTCCAGTTCGTTAAAAGATAGCATATTTATTTCTCCTGATGTGTAAACTATTTATAAAGTATCACATCAGTCAAAAAATGCACACTGCTCACGATACACATAATCATGCCAAGCATCCCAGAAAGATTCCATTTGCTCGTTGTATAGATCCCATGCATCTAATTCACTGTCTTCATCTTCACCGAGTTCTTCTTCAAATTCATCTAATTCTTTGAAGCCTTCTAGAATATCTTTATACTCATCACTATCAACCTGTTCTTCATCTTCGTCATCACCATTGTAGAATTTATATCCAATAAAATTTGGCATTTCATCTTCATATGTGATTGACATCTTGACGTTCTTGTCAAGTTCAAAGAGCTTTTGTTGGAGGGTATCAACCATATCAATGGGCGGAGCCCAAGCAGTATCAGTAGAGATTGTATCTTCTGTGGTGTCATTAACAATCAACCACTTTGCTCCGACATTATCAATCATCCACCCTCGAGTTTTTTCTTCTTCTCCAATCTGAACACCAAAGAGCATACTATATGCATCCCACTGGTCTTCAGCCATCTTTTTTGAGAATTCTTCAAAAAACTTTGCAGCTGCTTCATTGGACTCTTTAAGTTCGATATAACTGTTTACATTATTTGCCATTTCATCTCTCCTTGGCTTCATACCATTGTTAGAGATAACTTATGGCGATCCCTGTAGGATTCGAACCCACGACCTAGTGCTTAGAAGGCACTTGCTCTATCCAGCTGAGCTAAGGAACCATCAAAAGTTATCTCGAACTTACTTATACATCATAGCATATAAAAATGGTAATGTCAAGAACTTTTTTCACCTATCCACACATTTATGTGACATATATTTTCATCGGATCTTGTGATGATAAATTCCATTCCAGCAGCAGCCAAAGCAGCTGCCACCTTTTTCTCATTCTCTTTTTGCACTTGCGTTTGCATTAAACCTGTATCCCTGAAAAGTCTTTTCGCCCCATCCGTTTAGTAGACCAACGCATAGATTCATCTTCACGATTACGCTCTCCGAAACCGCTCTTATCAAATGCAGGTCCAGAGTCCATAATATCTTCTTGAGCGGCGTCTTCCGCATCAAACAGTTTCATCTTAGATCGGTCAACACCAACCACAAACCTCTTGTGTTTATTAGGATTACCGAAACGGTTTTTCAATTGCTTGATCATAAGCTGCCCAAGTTCCTCTAGTTCTTCAGTAGAGATCAGAGCAAGCATAAGATCTGCTGTAGCTGGCAGACCAAATGACTCTGATGTATCTGTCAAATCAATGTCGCTGTTAGAGTAACCAGAACGTGTAGTCTGAGTAGCTGTAACGATTGGCAGTTTAAACTCAACAGCAAGACCACGTATTTCTTCCGCAATAGATTTAACAAGAGTGTATGAGTTAACACTTGCACCTGCTTTCATACGGGAGCTTGCGCAGATGTTGAGATAGTCAATGTAGATAATGTCTGGAACAAAGTTCTTCTTGAGCTTCAGCTCGTTCAGCAGGTGTCGGAAGTGGCCAACGTGAGCAGAGGCTGTGGGGTATTCTTTGACAATTAGCTTACCTGCCGTCTTGTTCTTGACACGACCCATCTTCCTCTCATAGATTGGTTTTGGCATTTCCATCAAAGATTCGATACTGACGTTCAACAAATTGGTATCAATGCGCTGGGCGATCATTTCCTCAGCCATCTCCATAGTGATATAGAGGACATTCTTACCCTGCATCAAGTTATCAGCTGCACAATGACACATGAACAGAGACTTACCCACACCAGTACCAGCAAGAATAACATTCAAAGTTTTCTTAGGGAGCCCACCCTTCGTAACTTCATTTAGATACGAGAGGTTGAATGGGATCCGTTCTTCTTTCTTGTGATAGAAGTCATACCGTTCTTCATGATTCTCCAGAAAGTCGTGTCCAATATATGGGTCGAAGCTGACACTTAAAGCTGTTGAAAGCAGAGTTGGAATCGAACCTTTGTCATCTTTAGAGTTGCCATCAATGATAGCAATTGAATCCATGATGGCATTATACAGGGACTTCTCTTGACAAAACTTTTCAGTCGCATCTAGAAGCCATTCATTGTTCTGCTGCTCATAGTCATAGTTAGAAACAACCTGTTTAATCTCACCAAACTGTTTGTCGGAAAGGTTGCTCCTGTCATCCATCTGGACGACAAGAGCTTCTTTAGTTGGTGGGTTGTTATACTTCAGAACATATTCTTGAATTTCTTCATAGATTATCTTCTCATTTGGGTCTGAAAAGTATTCTGCCTTTACATATGGCAGAGTTCTTCGTGCATATTCTTCATCATGAATTAATGTCTTCAGAATCAAGTTCTCGATTGTCATCAGGCGTTTCCATATCTTTCAAAGAGTTGGTGATAATTTCCACAAGGATATCCCCAAGTATACTTCCATATTCGGATGATGTCAAATCAAAATTTTCAGGATTATGGCAGGGGAGAGTGTTAAATTCAAGAGTAGCTTCACCATTTTCGGATTCATCAGGCTCAATGAAATTTACAGTATCGTACTGGAAGATAAGACCCTTGAGGGGTCCATCTAAAATTTCAAGAGCGTGATGATCTTCGTGAAAAGCTTTTTCATGCTCTACAAAATCATACTTCGTCATTCTCAACCTCCATTTCTTCAACAGGGTCTGGCTCTCTACCATATGTGAATTCAGACTGAGCTGCCTGTTCAAGTTGCTCTAAGATTTCAGGAGTGAAATATTCTTCTGGGTTTGAGTTAATTGCCTTTCCAAATACTTTACGACCATCGGGTAATTCATATCGAGTCGAGACTTTCTTAATAATATTATACTTTTCAGCCAAGTCTAGCAACCCATAGTATCGGTCCAAACCTTTATCGAAAGAAAGCTTCACCTCAACTTTAGTCTGCTCCTTTGTAAACCGAGACTTGTGCATATTGATCTTGATAATATTACCAATCACAGCTGTGCCATCTTTGTCCTTTTTCTTGCTCAGCATAGCAATAGAAGACGCAGCATATTTCAGCCCAGAACCACCAGAGATTTCTTTGGTTGGGATATATGCACCCACAACATCATAGACGTGGTTTGTTACAAGCAGCGGAACATTGGCTTTCGCCAGCTTCAGAGAAAGAACACGGAATGTACCCCGCAGAAGCTGCGCCTTTGTCATGTCACGCTTATCTGTGCCAGACTCGACATCTGCAAGTTCTTTTGCTGAGGACAACATACCAAGCGAGTCAAGAACCATCATCATTGGTGGCTTCTCATCGGATTCAAGATATGTTGTGAGAATGCGTGTGGCGTTCGTTCTAAACTCTTCAATAGAGGAAGGCTCTGAGATAGCTACACGTTTTGTGTCAATACCTCGTGTTTCCATCATATCCTTAGTGACAGCTGCTTCGGTGTCAAAGTAGATAACACCACCTGTAGGGTTGTCGTCGAGGAAACGCTTGAGCACACCCAGCACGAAGAATGTTTTGCCTGTAGCCGACTCACCTGCAAATGCAGTAATCTTATTGTTTGGGACGCCACCGTAGATAGAGCCACTAATTGCAGCGTTTAGAATATATGATCCAGTGTCAATAGTTCCAGAATATTCGCTGCTATTACCGCCTTCTGCCAGAACGTTTGTATTGTCCAAACCCTTCGTGACATCTTTTAAGAAATTCATGATTTATATACCTCATCTAATTTGTCGCTAAATTCTTCAAGTTTACTCAACCGATTTGGCCAGTAGATATAATCTTTCTCAGGGTTTTTCTGTAGATTATTCAACAATGGCTTAATCATGTTGTACATAGTATCTACTTTTTTCTGAGTAATGTCAACCTTTATTTCACTTTGTTGAACAGACTCAAGTTCTTTTTCTGTTACTGCGGTGAATCCGAAGTCAAAGTCTTCAAAATCTCCCATGTTTCCCTCCAATCATTTACTTGGTGTACCTGTTTTGTTGATAGTAGTCTTGCCAGAGAATGGTCATTACCACCTTTAAATGTTCTGTCTCCGAAGAATATAATATCTTCTCGATTAAGATCTCTCAAAATCTGAGACTTGTCTCCACCCTTTGGGAAGATGTCTATCCCAGTTTCACCAGAAACCACTGCTTCTAGATTGTACTTTTCTCCAAAATAATAGTTTAAAGAAAACGCAATATTTTTTCTCTCTGATACATCAGAGTCCCACTGATGGTATTCTTTGCGTTGCTGTATGTTAGCATTTCTACCAAGAACAGAAAAGTTGCACAGTCCAGGTCGGGTATCAAAATGGTATCCCGTGAGCATACCCCACTTAGAAACATTTAGAAATCTTTCTAGGTGTTTCCAGACTTCATCCGGCAACTCCCAGTCGCTCTTATATACAAGTTTATCTTTTTCGTATACAGCGCTGCCATTGCATTGATATGAACAAACAGCTAAATTATAAACCTCTTCAGTTAGCTGCTCGATGGTTTTATCTCTATCGCTACCTGTGACGAAGTAGATATTATTGTTCTTTGCAAATTTCTGAAACCAAGAGGAGAAATCTTTATCTATCTCTTGTCTACTCAGAGTGAGCGTTCCATCAACGTCGAAAACAAATTCTGTCATTATTTTGATACCTCATTTTCCCAAACCCTTCTGCGCAAATCACTTGTACTGAATCGGTGATCCCTCTTATTGAAGTGTAGGCGAATGTTTCTGCGCTTACAAATCTCTCTACCAGTGAAGTCTTTGTCTTTATATTCATCCCCAAGAATACGAACGTCAAGATCATACATCTCGAGAATATCTTCTAAATCTCGTTCTGTCTCATATACTACAATCTCATCCACATATTTCACAGCTTGTAGTTGGATAAACCTCTCAACAATAGTTTGGACAGGTTTGTTTTTTTCTGCCCTGTCTACACTAGGGTCAAGTTGTAGTGCACAGATAAGCCAATCGCATTGATCCTTTGCTTCACGGAGCATCATAACATGCCCAGAGTGAAGTAGATCGAAGGTTGATGCTGTTATTCCAAGTTTCATATAAAAAAGTTCTCCAGTGTAGTTTCTTCTTCAGCTGACCAATCAATAGTATCTAGTATAACCTGTAGAGGCGCAAGAAACGCTTTCTCAAACTGCAGGTCATAATCAATATACTCCTCAAGTCCAAACTGTTTCGGGAGTGCACTTACCACACTCAACACGTTTTGTTTGCATGGGTTGGGTGTCTTGAGATAACAAAACTTAATCTTCTCCCCATCTTGGATCATCTCGTAGCTTTTGGTGAGGTTATGTTTCTTCAGAAGATAGTTGTAGATCAAAGCACCACGAACTTGAATGGGACAGCCAGAAGGGATAACAAGTTCATCTCCCTTGCTCTGGTACTTTTTCATATCAGAGATACCACGTGGAAACGCAATCTGCTCGAAGCTCATAGACTTAAACTGTTTCTTATAGCCTTCAATATACTTCTGAACCGTAGTTTCATCTGCGTTCATGATCAAGTTAAGAGCTTCTTTTAGAGCATCACGACAAACTTGTGGAGTTGATGACTTAACAGTCTCAATACCCATCATCTTCAGCTTTGGCTCAGAGTAACGCACCCCTTCGTTATCATAGACGTTTAGGATGTACCGCTTCTTCGCTGTCCAGATCCCCTTATTTGAGATAGCCTCACGCTTCATAAACATCTTCTGATCATATGCGTTCATCAAGTTTGCAAGGTCTTGGTAGCTTTGATCAATAAATGGCTCAATCTTGGTCTGCGCTACCTTATCCAAGAAATCAACGATTTCTTCAGGTGGAGTATTTTCGACTTTATCTTTGTATACCTTATCAACAAGTCCGCTGAAAGTAATATAAAGTGAATCCGTATCCGATGCCAGAACATAATCTACCCCCTCTGTTTTTAACAAACCATTCATATACTCATTAATACGTGCTTCGATCCATTTAATCGAAAGCTGGCCAGACAACGTAATTGCCTCAGCTTGACGAACATCGAAGAACCGAAAGTATTGATTCCCCAAAGCGCCATATGCTGAGTTGAGCTGAACCTTTTTGGCCAGCTGTAGGTTGCTGTATTTTGAAATGTCTTTCTCGAGTTGCGCTTTGCGTTCGAGCAGTTCACGTTTATTCATTAGCAAGTTGCCTATTCACTTCCTCGAGTTCATTTTGAGCCTCAAGCATTTTCTTCTTGTAGAGCTTACGCTCATCATACATAGTCTGCATCATCTCAGGCAAGAACCCTTGCGTATCTTTGCGGAAGTAGTGTCCACCTGGAGTCAGACACATATTATCTACTATTTCAACGTCTTTGTCAAGGATTTTATCAACGCTTGTGTCAGCAAACATACCATCGACGAAAGTCTCTGGCGAGATGTTGTACTGCATAATAAGATGAGGATATAGGCTGTTCAAGTCGAAACTCATAACCCACTCATGCATGCCAACCTGCGGAGCCTTCACGTATGCGCCAGCAAACTGGGCGTCTTTACGGTTGCCTGTTTTCGGAGGCACCACGATATTGTTTTTTAGGAGATAGTTGTGCGTCAGGACGTCCCACATCCTCACCTGCGTGAAGGTGTCTCCGTAGTTTACCTTTGCATCGTATGCGATAGCCATAACCATTTCGATAAGTTTCATCTTATCATCAAGCCCATCTACGATCTCAACGTCACGAACGTTATAGTCAAGGAACTTCTGGTAATCAGTTTTGTAGAGCTGGTGTAGAGTTTCTACCTCAGAATAATCAATCTTCTGTAGACCAAGCTCAACCGAACCGATATGGTCGAGGCGATATGATTCTTGCTGAGTGTATGTAAACTTACGATACAGCTCAAGATAATCTAGGATCTGCATACCCACAAGCTCATACTCAACCAGCTCTTTGTTAAATTTCTGGACTTTCTTCTCACGAATATCAAACAGAGGTGACAAACGTTTAGCCTCGTCTTCACCCAACACTTTACGAATGCGGTTTACGAGATAAGGTATATCAAAGAAGTTTACGTTCCAGCCAGTCACGATATCTGGGTCGATCTTACGCCACATCGCAATAAACTTACCAAGCAGGTCTTGCTCATTTTTACAGTTAGCATAAACCACATCGTCTCGATCATTTTTATAGTCAAAGTCAATACCAAGAACATAATAGCGTTTGCGATACGAGAAGGTGATTGCTGTCAGAGGCTGATCAGCACGATCTGGCTCAGGGAATCCATCCTCTGAACCAACCTCAATATCAACGTTGACCACCCGAACTTTGTCGGGGTCATAGTCATTACTGTAATTATCATTCAAGCAACAATACTGGTGTAGAGTAGAGCCATAGATTTTAAAGTTGTCTACATCATCATACTTCTCAGCAAAGTTCTTAGCTTCTTTAATACTTTCAAACGAGATCGGCTCAACAGCCTTACCATCAATTGTGGAAAACTTTGAGCTTTTGTCTTTACTTGGAAGATAGAATGTTGGCTCATACTTAATCTTCTGGTTGATTCTCTCACCGAAGTTCCAGCCACGAATAGTGACAAGGTTTCCTCGGATACTTACATTAGTGTAAAATTTCAAACTTCATCCTTTACCATTGATCTAGCTAATCGCTCCCAAAAGAATTTCGCATCTGGCAAATCCGCCTTGAGACAATTACGAACATGTTGGATCTTGTAGTCACGATCCCAACCTTTTTGATAGTCGTTCTCACAGTCAAAGAAACCTAGCATCTCTTCTTCGGTACATTCATAATGATCTACAATCTGTTCACCAAGCCATTCCTGCGAAAACTCTTCACACTCTCGCATGGTTACAGTATCCATTGCCCAATCAGCTAGTTGAAGATCAGTTGGGACTGCATAAGCATTACACTTACGCAAGTCATCCTTATGCATCACATACCGCATACGGTGTGTTGAGATGCAAGTTACTACAATATAATCATTATCCGCCATTATAATCTATCACCCCGTGTTTGTCAATATCTTTCAATATCATTAGAAGCATTTTCTTCACATCTTCAATACTATTTCCATCTACAGTGACGGAATTCTCAGTCCAACCAGGACCATCATCCATATCATAGTATTCATGGACAGCGTAATAACCTTCTTCATCAAGAATAGGTTTGTCATACTTGTGATACATTAGTTGGTAGTGCCAGTGGCTCATTTGATAATCCTTCCCACTTTTCAACATCCTCTGGTGTATTAATCTCTACACCATTAAAGTATACTCTATTACAACCTATTCGCCAACCACTTTTTAACCAACGCAGTTGTTCTAGTTGCTCAACAGTTTCTTCTTGAGTAACCCTTAGAGTGGGATAAGTTTCTAGTGCAGTTCGACTATATCCATATACACCCAAGTGCCATTCACCATAGCCTGTAAGTCCTCTTCCAAACCATAGTGCTTGATTTGGATATGCTTGGACCATTTTGACTGAGTTTGGGTCGTCTTGCATCTCTCGAGGCATATCTGTATATACTGTGCTGACAGAATAGTTGTAAGACAGCCGTTTTGAGCAACCTTCGATCATTTCGACAGTTACATCTGGCATGTCACCCTGCACATTAATAAACTTACCATACTCTGCAAAGAAGTCGTTTGAGATAGCACCAGCGCATCGTTCAGTGCCGTTAGCGTAATCTGTTTGGTCAATCCAACATTTGTCGGGACCAAACAGATTAAAGATACGCATATCGTCAGTGAGCACATATGTCGGCAAATTAGAAGCGACACAAGCGTCATACACACGCTTTATCATAGGAACACCATCTAACAGTGCCAAAGGTTTTCCTGGAAAGCGTGTGCTACCGTATCTTGCTGGTATCAATATTGCCGTTTGTTTACCAACCATTATTATTCCTCAAAGTTTCTAGGAATGGTAGTTACTTCCTGTATTGTATATTCGTGCCGTGCAATGTCTGCAACAGCTTTTTCAAAATCTTGAAGCTTCAGCATATTAGGACCATCGCTCGGCGCATTATCTGGATCTGGATGTACTTCTAAAAAGAAGTTAGTGACACCCAAAGCAGCAGCAGCACGAGAAAGACCTGGAACGTAGTCACGATTCCCACCAGACGATTCACCGCTACCTCCAGGTTTTTGTACTGAGTGCGTTGCATCAAATACGATCGGAACGCCCAAGTTATCAAGCATGTACTGCATGCCAGTATAATCAACAACCAAAGTATTATACCCAAAGCTAGTTCCTCTCTCAGTAATCCACACTTCTTTCGCACCTTCTGTTTTACCCAGTATACCCTTTACGTCCCATGGTGCTAGGAACTGTCCTTTCTTAATATTAACAACCTTTCCCGTGGCACAAGCTGCTTGGATAAGATCAGTTTGGCGGCACAAGAACGCAGGAATCTGGAGAATGTCAACTGACTCTTTGTATTGCGGTATATCTTGAATCTCTTTGATCTGTTCCACAGTATGGACGTCTGTGAGAGTTTTTACACCCAAAGAAGTTTTGATCTCTTCAAATGCAGTGAATGTGGAATACATCCCCCTACCACGAATTCCATTTGCGCTTGTTCGATTTGCTTTATCGAAGCTGGCTTTGAAAATGTATTCAAAACCGTGGCTATCACAAACCCGTTTACATTCTCGAGCAATCTCCATAGACTGCTCGAGAGTTTCATGTTGGCATGGACCAGCTATAATTCTCATTACAGCTTGCCGTCCACTGATACGTTATCCCATGTGAGGTTTAGAGTTTCTTCTCCAGAGGGAACAACCTCAACCCCACTATCATCAAATGTGTATGAGGGTTGTCCAAAATCAAACGTTACATCTGATTCTTCAATTG